GTGAGTAGTCTCGCAGAAGATTTCACTCCTAGGGAGTGGCAAGAGGAAATAATAGGAAATCCACAAAAAGACATCCCAGAGGACAAGACCAAGTACAAGGTAGTTGTTGCCCACCGAAAGTCGGGAAAGACAGTAATGGCGTTGATGTATCTGTTTATGAAAGCCTATCAGTGTAAGGATGGATTTGCTGAAGGAAGTAGTGGGGGGTCAATTAGAGTCCCTCGTTTTACATACATCGCTCCCACATACAAACAAGCCCAAGATATTGCTTGGGACTTACTGAAAGATATTGTTCCTCCCCAGATGCTCCTAAAGAAACCGAACGAAACCAAAATGGAGATACGGCTTACTAATCGCTGTATCATAAACCTCAAGGGTTCAGAGAAAGAAGACAGTTTGCGTGGCCCAGGATTATACTTTGCCCTTATGGATGAATATGCCCAGATGAAACCACATATCTGGGAAACCATTATAAAGCCAGAACTAGCTGCCACAGGCGGTGGGGCTATGTTTATCGGAACTCCTTCAGGTAGAGGGCAGTTCTATGACGTATTCAAGCTCGGTAGAGATGGTATTCCTAACTGGAAATCGTGGCTTTTACCTGCGACAAGAAAGACTTTAGGCTTTAAAGCTGAAGTTAAGCGTGGGCAAGACTTGTTAGCCTACAACTTTCTAGAGGAAACCAAAAACGAAACCACCGAGAAATGGTACAACCAGGAATATGAGTGTGAGTTTTTAGATGATGCTGGACAAGTATTTGATAGAATTGACCAAAACGTCATAGATGATTTCCGAGAGTTCCCAGAAGCTGGGCATAGATACCGCCTAGGCTTTGACCCAGCCCTACACGAAGATTGGAGTGTGATAACTGTAGTTGACCTTACTGACCATATAGTCAAGTATGTTTATCGGACTTCAAAGTTAGACGCAGAACTCCTTTACTCAAAAATAGAGAACGAATCTAACCGATGGACAACAGAAGCTGGTCGCCCAGAAATCGTGATGGATACGACAGGTATGGGAGACCCAATGTATGACACCCTTATTTCTAGGGGGTTGTCTATTACTCCAATAAAGTTCTCAAACAAGAACAAAATGGAGATGGTAAAGAATCTAGCGTCTAGATTCAACAAAGACGAAATCAAGATTCCGAGATATGAGTGGCTGATAGACGAACTTAAAGAATATACTTATGTCAGATTACTAAGTGGTCGCTACCGATATGGAGCACCAGATGGACAACACGATGACGGAGTGACTGCTTTAATGTTAGCTTATTGGCAAATTCCACCATTAACACCAGTTGTACGCAATAGGAGGGGCGTACAACAACAACAATACAATAAATTCACAGGTTACTAGGGGGTATTTAGGATAATATATGAAAAAAATAGAGAAGAATGAAGCATCAAAACTTGTTATAGATAAGTTTAAAGTTGCAGAATCTTACACAAATTCATTCTTTACAAGATTTCAAGGTTACTATGAACTTTTTAGAAGTTATTTACAAAGTGGGAAACTACCGTTTCGTTCTAATCTTTTTATTCCAAAGACTTTTGAGATTATAGAAACCGTAGCTCCCAGAATTGTTCAAGCTCAACGAACTTTCAAAACACTTCCAGTAGAGGGAATGGATGTCGCCAACGCTGAAGCCTATTCAGATTTACTGAAGTTTCAATTCCAAGCAACTGATATGGAAGATGTAATTGAGGAGTGGGTAAAAGAAACACTTATCTATGGAACTGGGTTTATTAAGATTACTTGGGGCAAGAATGATATGCCTTACCCAGAATCCGTAGATATTTTTGATATATTCCCTGACCCCAAAGCACGTAACCTAGAGGAAGCTAAATATATAATTCATAGAGTCTATCGAGATATTGAAGATTTAGAATCTAATCCTAATTACGATAAGAAAGTAGTTGCTAAACTCAAGAAAGCTGGTGGCAGTGCTGAAGATAACGCAGAAAGAACCCAAAGATTAAGTGTCGCTGGAACAACTGCTGAAGATAAAGATAGAAAAAGATTTGAGATATTAGAATACTGGGGAAAATATAATGGCGAAGATTATATCATCGCTGTTGAAAAATCTGGAGAACTATTGCGTTGCGATAAGAACCCATATAAATGCGGGCATCCTTTCATTGTAGCGAGAGACCAGATAATTCCACACGAACTTTATGGGATTGGTGAAGTTGAACCAATAGAATCACTCCAAAACGAGTTAAACGACCTCCGTAATCAGAGGATGGATAATGTGAAACTCTCACTCAATAATATGTGGGAAGTAATCGCTGGCGGAGTTCAATTTGAAGATGAACTTATTTCAAGACCAGGCGGAGTTATTCATACTACTAGACCAGATGCTCTAAAACCTTTGGACAAAAATGATGTTACACAATCTGGTTACAATGAAGAACCAATTATCAAATCTGATATGGAAAGAACCACTGGTGCGAACACAGCTATGGCTGGAGCACTTGTCTCACCGATGGGTGGAACACAAGGCGGAGTTCTTAACCGAACGGCCACTGCTTATCAGGGCTCTATCAATCAGGGTGACAAGAGGTTCAATGCTAAAGTAAACCAAATAAAGCGTGGACTCATAAAGGCTGGTAGAAAGTTTTTAGAACTTGACCAGCAGTTTATGGACAAGCCACAGGTCATCCGAGTGGTCGGTAAAAAGGGAGAACAATTAATCCCAGTTATGCCTGAAGATATTAAGAGTAACTTTGACCTAACCATTGAAGTAGAATACTTAGATGAGTTCCAAAGATTACAACAAGACCAACAAATAGCACAATCTATGATGAATGTACCAGGCTTTGACCTCGCTAAATTTATGGTTGACTCCCTAGAAAAGAATGGCCGTAAAGGTGTAGATAGATACTTACAAGAAGTTCCGCCTAAACCGCCAGAACCACCTAAGGTTAATATGTCCTTAAAGGGAGATATGATGCCTGATGCTGTGGCTCAAATATTAGATAAACGAGAGGGTATCAAGAGTAATCCAGAAGTTGTAGCTGCCGCTATGAGAGCAGAAAAACAACAAGAAGATAAAAATACTGCTGAAATCCGTAATAAGTCGGCGGATGCAGTTTCTAAATTAAGTAAAAAAAATGAAATTACGAAACAAGCCTAAAAAAGAAGTAAGTAAATCTCTAGCTGAGAAATTAGATGAGATTGAATTTGATGTTAAGCTGGGAGTTACCCACGCTGACAATGCTGAAAATGCTGGACACCTAGCAGGCGAAAAATCAATGCTAGAAAAAGTTAAGAATCTTATATAAACATTATGGAGGAAAAAACAGAAATAGAACGAGCTAGAGAAGTTCTTAGTAAAGAGGTTGTTAAAATAGAAATTTATCAACGCCTATTGGAAAACCCAGACTTTCAAGAATTTAAAAAAGAACTTATAGAAAATAAAATTGAATCACTAATGGACATAATGTCTGATTGTGAAGATAAAGATTTAGCCCGTATTAGAGGTCAAATAGAAGCACTGCGTGGACTAATGAAGATATTTGAAATGACCCTAAAGAGAAAAGCCGAAGTACAAAATAAATTACAATCATTAAAATAAACAAATGCCAAGAGGAAAACCAAGAACTCTAGCTGAAAGAAAAGCTAGACATAAAAGATTATTTGGAAGTTTAAAAAACTTTCCTAAAATTAGAAAAAGAAAAAACCAAAGATAAACGGAGGACATAAGGAAAGTGTATGGATAACACACAAGACTTGCAGGACAACTCCCCCCAAGCACCAGAAGGTATGGTGGAAATGGGACAAGGAGACACAACGCAAGAACAGGTGCCCGACACGACACAAGAGGAAACTCCTCAAACTGCCGATGTTGAGGCAGAGCAATCAGAAGCCCCCGAAGAGGACAAGGCTAAAGATGCTGAAAGAAATCTAATTCTTGGCAAATTTAAATCCCAAGAGGATTTAGAAAAAGCCTATAAGGAATTGGAATCTAAAAACACAAAGGTCGAGATGGAAAAAGCTGAAATGGATAAATTTATCCAAGAGGCTTATCAATCTAATAGCGAAGAAAAACCTACCCCAACTTCTCAACAAGAGAAAACTGAGGAAGCTCCTACTACTCAAGAAGAAGCACTAAGACAGGTCGCTGACAAACTAGCCCCTATGATAAGGGAACAAGTAGTCAACCCTATCTTAAATCCTGCTGTTGCTCGTATGGAAATAAGAGAAGCATTGGACAAGTATGGTGAAAATTTTAAGGCTAACGCTGGTAAAATCCAAGCTATAAAGAAAGAAAGACCATCTCTCACCCTAGAAGAGTGCTATAAACTCGCAACATTTGACCAGGTTGCGACTAACTCAAAAATCGAAGGTGTAAAACAAGCGGCTCGAACTGCTGAAGAAAAAGTGAAGGCTCAGGTTGAGAACTCTCAACCATCTGGAATACGCAATTCTACTATTGAAGACGCTGTTAGAGACCCTAAAGTCTCAGTAGCTGAAATAGCTGATGCTGTGCCAGAATTAGAACCTTTCGCTAGAATCTCCAGAGAGAGAGCAAAAATGTAACTTAAAAAACGGAGGAATGTAGAAGGTCAAT